TTCCTGTTATGGGTCTTTGGACAAGTTCCATCGGTATTATTGGTCTTGCTCTCAACCTTCGTGCTTATGACTTTGTATCCCAAGAGATCAGAGCAGCAGAAGATCCAGAGTTCGAGACGTTCTACACAAAGAACATCCTATTGAATGAAGGTCTTCGTTCCTGGTTGGCACCAGTTGATCAACCACACGAAAACTTTGTATTCCCTGAAGAAGTCTTGCCAAGAGGCAACGCTCTGTGATATAATGAGGGTCTTCGGACCCTCTTTTTTTATGATCCTTTGGCAAAATAAAATTGAACATCCGCCTGGTTTTGTAGAAAAACTTGAGAAGCAAATTATTTCTCAGCATGATTCTAAGAGTTACTTCACCACCTACATCGATGGTCTTCATAAGAATGATCCTATCTTAGATGAAGACCTTGACAATCACATCAAAGAGTTCTATCGTGGTGTGGTTACTGAGATGATGAAGGATGTTGGCATTCATGGTTACCTAGACTATGAAACCAAGGATGGTAACCTTAGAGATTCTTACTGGGTTCAGATGTATAACTCAGAAACAGATTCACATTTCATTCATGATCACCATGGTCATGGTGCATTTGTATCCTGGGTTCATGTATTGAAAGCACTGCCAACACAAAAGAAAGCATTCTTCTTTGTCAATTCCAGAGGACAGAAGCTCTATCCTACATGCCAAGAGTCTTCTCACATGTTTGCGTTTCCAAGCTGGGCATTGCATGGAGTAGAAGAAGTAACTGATGTTGGTGTAAATAGAATCATCATTGCAGGAAATGTATACTTCAAGAAACACAAATGAACATTAAAATCTATACGAAATCAGGATGTAAGTATTGCTCACAAGTTAAAGAACTTATGCAACGTGCTGGGTTTGAATATGAAGAGATCAATTGTGACAGTAAAAATGCTCGTATGCAATTTTATATGGAATGTCCTGATGCAAAAACCTATCCGTATGTTATAATTGACGAGGAACCAATCGGTGGTTTGGTCGAGACCGCAAAACTTTTCATTGAGAAAGGACTAGTTTCATCTAAATGAGTAACTTCGATGAGGAAACCAAAATAAATAAAGGCATAGAGCTCATGCTCAGGAGAGAGAAACCTGCACCAGAAAGACGTGGTGCTATTTTAGAACATACATTCAACCTCCTGAAGCGTAAATTCCGAATCAAGTTTGAATTTACTTGGGAGGTTCCTAGTAACTAAGGAGCAGTCTTCCCGATGCAAACATCAGTCATTCTTTTTTTCTCAGGTGTCTTCGTTTTCTTGTCAATTATTGTGGGTATCATCGCAGGATGGCACATCAATGATGTGGTCTACAATTTAGTTCAGAAAAAGAATGAAGTCACCCATCCTGAAATGTATGATGAGGATGGAATCTGGATTAATGAAGAGCTATTATCTGTAAAATTCGTCAACGAAGAAGAGGAGGAGGATGATTATTATTGACATGAATCAGATTATGATTAGTAATCTGATGGCGCAATTGAAACATGATCGATTGAATGAGAAACTTGTTCGACACATGGTTCTCAACTCATTACGCTCATACGAGAAACAGTATGGGGAGAAATACGGCGAGATGGTTCTCGCCTATGACTCCAAACAATATTGGAGAAAGCAAGTCTTCCCATACTACAAACAAAATAGAAAGAAAGATCGAGAACGATCTGGTCACGACTGGTCATCAATCTTTGAGGTCTTGAATAAGATCCGAGATGAGATCAAAGAATACTTCCCATACAAAGTAGTAGAAGTTCTTGGCGCAGAGGCAGACGATGTTATCTCTACCCTGTGTAAAAACAAAGGTCCGAAAGAACTAATACTAATTCTATCAGGCGACAAAGACTTCATCCAACTGCACAAGTATCCTGGAGTCTACCAATACAATCCTATTACTAAGAAGAGTCTGGGTTTTGATAACCCACACGCATTCATTAGAGAACATATTATTAAGGGAGACAAGTCGGATGGCATTCCGAACTTCTTGTCACCTGATGATTGTTTTGTAAAAGGAGAGCGTCAACGTCCTATTAGTCAGAAGAATCTTTCCAAGTGGGTTGACATGGAACCGTCTAAGTTCTGTGTAAATGAGACTCAACTTGCGAATTATCATCGTAATCGTATGTTGATTGACTTTGATTATGTGCCTGAAGAAATCGAGCAGAAGATTCTCGATGAATTCAACTCCCTAAATACTGATGGGAAACAAGTTCCATTGGAATACTTTCAGCAGCATCAATTGAATGATCTGATGCAAGAATATTTCTTTCGTAGTTCAACACCTTTTAAAAAATGAAACTATTAATTTCTGAAGTGCTCCAGAAAGTGAGCAACGCTAAGACAAAAGCACAGAAGGTTAAACTTCTGCAGCAACATAACACCAATGCTCTGCGTTCGCTCTTGATTGCGAACTACGACGAGAGCATTGTCTCTATGCTTCCAGAGGGTGAGGTTCCCTTCACTCCTAACGATGCACCCAAAGGCACTGATCATAGCGTTCTGGAGAAAGAGTATCGTCGTCTGTATCTGTTCTTCAAAGGTGGTAACTCATCCTTGAAGCAGACCCAACGCGAGAACCTCTTCATTCAACTCCTGGAGGGTCTGTGTGAGGAGGAAGCAAACCTCCTGGTCCTGGTCAAGGACAAGGCACTACAAAAGAAATACAAGATCACCCGTGCTTGTGTAGAGGAAGCATTTCCTCAGATCAAGTGGGGAGGTCGTTCCTGATGGGGAAAGGTTGTAAAGTTCTTCACTCCGACTGCGATCCCACCCTCGCACAAGATCGCAGTCTTCCATACACGGCATTCCTAGTTGAATATCTGCAAGATGGAATGACACATTTTGATATCGTTACTGCACCTAAGCAAGTAGATATCTTTGATGATTACTGGGACAAGTATCGTCATGACTTTCAAGGTATGTCTCAGACTGAGGGTAGAGTAAATCCTAAACTTTGGAGTCCAAAAAAATGAGCACCACTGGTAGAGTTAGCGGCAAATCAAATACTTTCTGCATCCAATATTGGAAGGTTGGTGATGCTGCTAACCCTAAGGTGATGCGCCGAATCAATTCAGATGGAATTGTCATCTCAGCAAAGACATACGATGAAGTGTTCTTCTATAACAGAATGGAACACGCTGTCGAAGACATGAGATGGTTCTACGATAATGGTTTTGATGGTAAGATTAGAAAATGTTGTAAGGGAAGAAATGGAAGTTTCTGGTTGATGTAATGGGTGATCACTATTTACTTAATCTGTATGGGTGCAACCCAGACAAGTTGAATGATGAGAAACTAATCAAGAAGCTGTTGCATGATGCAGCATACTGTGCTAAAATGACAGTGCTCAACACGATGACCCACAAGTTCTATCCTCAGGGTGTCACTGGTGTTGTCATGCTTGCCGAAAGTCACATCAGTATTCATACGTGGCCAGAGGATGGCAAGGCAGCAGTAGATGTATACACCTGTGGAGAGAGCGATGCTCCCATAGCATGTAGTATCATCCGTGTGCAGTTGGAAGCAACCGACCATACTGTAGAGCATATTAAGAGATAATAAAATGTATCGTATGATACAGCATTGTCTCTATACATACTATGGTATAATGTATACCAGTCGTTCATCTTATGCTCAGCGTTCTGCTGGCATTGACCCTTGCCCATCATGCTGACGACAACCCTTACGGGTGGCACATGTCGTGTGAAAGGTTCTTACAGAAACGAATTGAAATCCTTATGGATGACAATTTGGATCGGCGTTCTAAATATAATCTACTAGGTTATTTTAGATCGAAAGTAGAAGGTCAATGTGAACAGACCCTAGTATAAGACGCAAGTAAGTCGCGGAACGGAGCGTTCATCCCATGGTAGAATTATTACTATCAACCACAATGTCATGCACAGATGCTGATCTTATAATGCTACGCATTAAAAAGAATGAGCATCTCAAAGCACAGTGGAAGATAGAACTGGTCGAGACCATTAAGGACTATGTGCCACAATGTGATTTCTACTGGGACGCAAACGACTGAAGGAACGGGGACTCGGATCACCCTTCGGGGTTAAAGGAGAAAACCACCCATTCTTTTAGGAGACCTACAATGAACACACTCAACCTCATCAAGAAGCAGATTCAAAAAGCTGCTGCACTTCATGACGCACAGATCACTCACGCTGCATATCGTGGCGTAGAGTATGACACACGTTGTGTCGAGATGTCCGAACCACATGGCACTTTCTGCTATCGTGGTCGCACCTACACCAAGTGATCGCCATGCAAACACTACAAGTAGTTGGACTAACGTCCCTAGGTTGTGTAGCATTTATTAGCATGATCTATGGTGAACTGCTACTGCTGCATAAGGTGTAGTCATGAAGATTAAACTGGAATATGATCTTCCAGTTTATGATCCAGACAAACACGATCCAGATAAAGTCTTCGGATTCTTAACTTATCGTGGTGTCCACTATGCTAAATGGATTGATTTGAAATCCAGAGGCAACAAAAACTGGTCGGTCAATAAGTGAGAGGGGTTGCGACCCCTCTTTTTTTATGTTATAATTCATGCAGTATCTTCTGTTCTTATGGAGAGAGACAAACTAAAACTGATCGTGAAGAACTTAGAACTACTTGTAGATGCTTTGAAGACTGAAGTCTATGCAGACAAAGAAGCATACAAGATTGAGTTCCAACAAGACGCAAAGAAATTTGGGTTTGACTACAGCAACGATGATGATGATGGGTATCCAGACTGATGTATGAAGAACTAAACTGCTTTGAAGAAGCACTAAAACACTTTGGCACTAGAGTTGAAGTGATCACTGCCATGGAGATGTCGAGGAGAATCACTCCTGAAGATGCCTACCAGATGATCAAGGAAGAACTGAAAGAAGTCAAGAAGTGTCGTAAACAATTTAACAAATCGGAGTGTTGATGGAAGTAAAACTTGTCACTGTAACCCCAGATGCAGAGAAGACTATGGGGTATGTTGCTCGCGTAAGCAACCCCAAGAACCAGGACAACCCTAAGGTGTCTGGTCTTCTCAAGTATTGCATCAAACATAATCACTGGTCTGTGTTTGAACAAGCGCACATGACTCTTGAGATAAATACTACCCGTGGAATTGCGGCTCAAATCTTAAGGCACCGTAGCTTCACGTATCAAGAGTTTTCACAACGATATGCAGACACGAATCTCCTTAGTGATGAGATACCTGTCCCAGATCTTCGATCTCAAGATCTCAAAAATAGACAGAACTCAGTGGATGATATCAGCCCCGAAACGAAGTCTGTTTTACAAGGGCAGATTGCAAGACATTTTACCGAGAGTCTTGATCTCTATAACGAGCTATTGCGTCAAGGGATTGCTAAAGAGTGCGCCCGTTTTGTTCTTCCTCTCGCTGTTCCTACTCGTATTTTTATGACGGGATCAGTTCGTTCATGGATCCACTATATAGATCTACGTAGTGCCAACGGCACACAAAAAGAACACATGGATATTGCAGAAGCATGTAGAGCAATCTTCTGTGAGCAATTTCCTGTCGTAGCAGAAGCATTGGAGTGGAATTAATGCCTACTTACCCTGTGATAAATAAGTCTACTGGAGAGACTAAAGAACTCCATATGACCATGAAAGAATATTGTGACTGGAAGGATGCTAATCCTGACTGGGACAAAGACTGGTCTCAAGGTTGCGCTGGTGTCGGAGAAGTCGGAGACTGGCGTAACAAGATGAACAAGACTCATCCTGGATGGTCTGAACACATGAACAAAATGGCGAAGATGCCTGGATCTACTGTGGAGTGGTAATTTATGCCAAGAGCTAGAAAGAAAACACAACCTGACATCAATGGCATGACTGCCAAGCAGATGCGTAGAAAGAAACCAATCAATTCTGACTACCTTCTGAACATTGAACCGCTGACAGACAATCAGCGACTGATGTTTGAGCAGTATGGTGAAGGCAAGAACATCTATGCGTCTGGTTGTGCTGGAACAGGTAAGACTTTCGTAGCTCTTTACCTGGCACTGAGAGATGTGCTGGATGAATACACACCATACGAAAAGGTTTACATCGTCCGTTCACTGGTTGCTACGAGAGAGATTGGTTTCCTCCCTGGCACCCATGAAGATAAAGCATCCTTGTATCAGATTCCATACAAGAACATGGTTCAAAACATGTTCGAGATGCCAGACGATGCATCGTTCGAGATGTTGTATGAGAATCTAAAGTCACAGGAGACTGTATCATTCTGGTCTACATCTTTCCTTCGTGGCACCACACTAGACAACTCTATCGTTATCATCGATGAGTGTCAGAATCTGAACTTCCATGAACTTGATTCGATTATGACTCGCTGTGGTCAGGACACAAAGATCATGTTCTGTGGTGACTCTAATCAGTCTGACCTACAGAAGATCAATGAGAAGACAGGCATCCTGGACTTCCAAAAGATCATTGCTAGTATGACTGATGACTTTGCCATGATTGAATATGGTATTGAGGACATTGTTCGTTCTGGTCTGGTCAAGAACTATCTAATTGCTAAACTTAACTTGGGATTCTAATGCACGTCTTTGATCATGTTGGGATGGATCCCATTGAGATGACAACTGAAACAATCGATGGGAAGAGATACTATGTTACTCCTAGTGGTGGCAAGTATCCATCCATCACCACTGTGATCAGTAACAACTCTAAGAAGCAGGCAAGTCTTGCACGCTGGCGTAACAGAGTTGGTAAAGAGAAAGCACAAGCAGTATCTAATCGTGCTGCAGGTAGAGGCACTCGTTATCACAAACTGGTGGAAGACTACATCAACAATGAGTTGGACACCAAGAAGTATAAGGACATGCCTCTGCCTTGGGTGATGTTTCACTCAAGCAAGCATATTCTAGACAAGATAAATAAAGTATACCTACAAGAAGCAGCGTTATATTCTGACTACCTTAAGGTTGCGGGTCGCGTAGACTGCATCGCAGAATACGATGGTAAACTTTCTATCATCGACTTCAAAACGTCTGCAGAACAGAAGAAAGAAGCTTGGTTGTATGACTATTACGTTCAAGAGACAGCGTATGCTTGCTGTCTCCAAGAACTGTATGGTATTACTGTTGAGCAACTAGTAACCATTGTCGCTTGTGAGAATGGTGAAGTCCAAGTTTCTATTGTAGAACCTAAGAAGGAATACTTTCTACGCTTGCAGGAATACATTCAAGAATACCAAGACAAACATGGCAGATAATCTGGAGGATAAATTTATGACTGCTGCGAGGTTCTCGCAGGACGTTGAGAAACTAGTGTTGAATAATTCTGATATGAATTACATTGATGCGGTGATCCACTACTGTGAGATTAATGAGATTGAATTGGAATCCGTTTCCAAACTAGTAAGCAAACCACTTAAGGAGAAACTTAAGTATGATGCACAGAAGTTAAACTTCATGAAGAAAACAAGTAGAGCTAAGTTAATGTTGGTATGAACGACTTCTTTAAGAACGAGATGGTCCGTGGGGACATTCAAGAGATGGCAGAGTTGCAGCAGTATTGTATGCGAGCAATGATGTCTTTCCCTGCCTTGTCTCCAGAGAAACAACATGAATACTTCGAGGTCTTGATGACTCTCATTGAGAAGCAGAAGATCTTCTATACTAGATTGTCTTTGTCTGATGATCCAGAAGCAAAGAACATGCAACAGTCAATGAAAGATGGTGCTCTTCTTCTAGGTGCTGAACCTGGAGACAATCTCCTGGAGATGTTTGATGGTCTCCTGGACAAGGTAAAGGAGATGAAACAAGAAGCAAAGCGTCGTATGGACGCTTAGGAAACCGACACAGGAGTTGACGCTCCTGCTGTCACCCTGTTATAATAACCATGTTGGCAGGACGGGACTGGGAGACTGGTTCGCACCGTAAGACCAACACTCAAACCATATCTAACAAATCTAACATGTCATTCG